GGTATGGCTGTCGCCGTCCCTTTCGATTTTTACGCTGACGGTAAAGGTGACAAAGAAAGTAAGCTTGAGACGGTTAACATGCACTGTCACGGGCCCAGCACCCTTTCGGACTTCGTGCCGAACTGGTTCCGCTCCCAACATTGCGTCACAGCCAGCGGTTCGGATCAAGAGTTGCTCAAAACCTACTCTTACGGTGGAGTCTTGACGTGGCGAGGTCTTCTCCTCATTTTCCTCTGTATGCTGCCCTTCACCTGGCTATGGGACCCCGGGCTCCCTTACGCCGTTTACGAATCCCTCGTCCGAGTTTGGGATGCGTATAAGCCCGAGACCCGTACGGGGTGGGAAATCTATCAAGACGAAAAAATTTTCGAGATGTGGCAAATAGCTTTCCAAATCGCAGATTTTGTTCTGTCTTGCGCACCGTGTCGGTACACCCGCGATGTGCAGATGGCCTTGGAGCGGTTGTGGGACAGCTGGTTCGCCCCCCCTCCCCCGTTCCCCTGGGCCAGGATCGGTTCCGCGCTTTGCCTTCTCACCGGGCTCATATGGGTCTCCACCCTGCTCATGTCTATCAAGAACCACGTCACTTATGTGATGAGCGGTCGGTACAATGCCACCACAACCATCGTCATCGAACGCGGATTGTACGACCATCTGGAACAAGACAAGACCCTGCGACCTAGACTCGGGATGGCCGGCGATAAGGTTCCGGCCTCGCTGCTTTCCGCCGCCCGGTATGCCGTCAACACTTACGACACTAGTGGCATAGCCAGTGAGACCATTGAGAATACCCTCGAATACTATTTGCAGCAACGTTTGATCAGAGCTATCCGGGCGGAGCGTTTCCGTCCGAACACTCAAGGTCTACCGCATTTTCGTCGGTGAGGGGACAAGGGTACGGCAACGTACCTTTAGGACCATACCGGTTCACCCCGACTCTCAGTCCGCCCACCATCGTCAAGAAGATTGACCCCACACAATTTGTCGTGTTGTCCGGACGAAAATACTTCTCCGCGGAAACCGGACTTAACTTCCCAACACTCCACGACGAGTGTGGCCACACCCCCGTCCCCGGTGTGGACGCCGATGGATCTTACCGGGTTAGATGGAATGCCGTTTCCCACAACGGCGTCATTCACGCCAATTCCAATTACTCTTACAACCACGCCTTCAATCAACGTATGCTCATTGACCGCACTGACCCCGCTGGTGTCAGCATTCATGCAGCCTACATTGAGCGACAAATGCGATTCCTCGATTCAAAGCAGCAACTCTTCGATGTTCTTGAGGAACGTTTCGCGCGTTACTTCAGTGATTGGCTCGGTCGCGAAAAGATGGCCGAATTAC